CAAATTCTTTTTTAAGAGTTTCAAATAAACCAGCTTCTAATATAACTTTTTTAAAATTAAATACTTTATCTCCAATCATTGATAAAGTTCCTTGAAAAGTTTCTGCTAGTTCATCAGTAGCTTTTCCAAATCTACCACCTTTTCCAAATACTTCTTCAAACTTTTGAACTGTTGCTTCTATTGAAACAGCAGCACCAGCTTGAAAACCAAGCATATTTCTTACACCTTTTTCTCTAAATAAATCTGCCGCACCTATACCAGCACTAAATGATCTTTGTATCTGTTCTGCTGTTGTTCTAAAATCTAATCCTGTAACTGCTGCAACATTACCAGTTATCTCTAACATCTTTTGTAGATCATTAGCATTGTCTGTAACAGTTGCTAATATACCAGAACCTGATTGTATTTCTTCAAGAGAAAATGGAACTTTAGATGCAAACTTAACCATATTGTCAAATGCTTTTGCACCCTCATTTGTATCTTTTAATAAGAATTTTAGTCTTACTCTTAAATTTTCTAATTCTTTACCTGTACTAACTAAATTTCTTATAACTAAACCAGCACCTAAACCAATAAAAGCATTTTGCAAATTAAACACAGCACCTTTAACTTTTGACAATGCACCTTGAACATTACCTAAAGCTTGTTTTGTTTTATCTCGTGCTACTATATCTATGTTAAGTTTTTGATTTGCCATTACTTATATTTCCTTGCTTCTGCTAACGATTGTTTTGTTTTATACTCATCTTGCTCTTTTTTCAAGTAAGCTATCCAAAGATTATAATGGCTAACTGGCATATCAAGAACTTGTTGTATTGTAAGGTGTAATCTCTCTGCAACGACTAGAAGCGACCTGATGTCAGGGTCGCTAGTTACTTTTTTTCGGCTTCCTCGTAATTAGTATCTAAAAGTATTTGATTGGCAATAGTTGATATAACATTAGAGTCTGCTTTTTTTCTTAAAGCAAGTTTATCAAATGGTTCAAATGCTTTAATCATTTCTCCTTTATCATTCTTGACTTGGAGTTTCATTATAAGCAAATCAACAAGAACAGTTAAGTCTTGAAAGTTACTAGACTTTTTAAAAATTATGTTTTTTTCTTCAAGGGTAAGTGGTTCTGAATAAAATATACTCGGTTTGCCATGCTCGTCTTTCCACTCCTCAACTTCAATAGTAATAGTTTTGAGAGTTTCAAAATGAGTTTTTACTCTATCAATAACTGACATAAATTAGAATTATACAGTTCCTCTTGTTAATGCTCCTGTGCCTTGAAAAGTAACTGATCTTGTAGTTATTCCATCTAAAGTAACATTGACACTCATTCCTGTAACAATTCCTGAACCTGTGAAAGTTTCATCTCCTGAAGAATTACCCTCTGGTGCTAATATAAAAGCTATAGTAGTTCCAGCAGTTAATGTTTGTTGTGGAGAATCAGTTTCATCATAACTCATTTCTAAAGTTCCTGAGAATGATGTTCTTCCAGCTACAAAAGATTTAGTAGCATCTGAAAGTTGAGTATCTTCTACAACATCAGAAGTAGTTTCAAGTGTGTAACCAGTTAGTTCGCCTATACCAGTTCCACCAGCAGTTACGACTCCTTCTTTTCCAAAGTGTGTTGCCATTTTTTATTTTCCTTTTTGCTTGTTGATATATTTTGTTTTTCTTGCTTCCAACCTAAATCTAAAAAATTATCAAGTTGAGTTTCATTAATAGTTATTTCATTCCCATCTTTATATAATTTAATATCTTTAGCCATAAGTCCTTTTATTCGCTTTCTTCTTCTTCGTCAATATCTTCATCATCTAAATCTTCATCAAAATCTTCTTCTTCATCAATATTATCATCTTCTTCTTGATCTCTTAATTCTGCAAGTAAATCTTTTATTTCCTCACACATTAAAGATTCTTTATCGTGCAATTTTTCTACACTATCTATCTTTTTTTCTATTTTATCAATTATTTTATCTTTGTTCATATTATCTCCTATGGTGTTCCAGCTTGGAACTCGTAAGTACACCTAATAGTCATTCTAATACCACCTATCGGAAACAATGTACCCTCGTCTGTTTCTACAGATATAACTTCTGTATCAAGTGCGTTACCATTTCTTGTAATATCAGATTCTAGGGCAGTTTCAATAGCAGTAATTAACTCATTTCTTTTCGTATCAATATTAACTTCTGCACCTTTAACAAAGCCTAATACAAGAAAATCAATAGTTCCAATCCTTGTTTTTGCACCTGATCCTAATTCTTGATCTTCTCTTGTTTCTTCAGATGTTTGTACTATTACTGCTGGATATTGTTTATCTGATAACTCATCTAATTCAAAAGGTTGTCTTGTAGCTTTAATAATATCAGGACTTGAAATAGCTGATATAACTGACAATAAATTAGCTGCTATGTTTTCTCTTACACTCATATTCTAAACTTTTTTAATTCTTTTGCTACAAATCGGTTGAACTGCTTACTTATAATCTTTTCTGTTCTATTATTAAAGCCAAAAAATTCTCTTTTAGGTTCATTTAATACTTGGTTAAATAATGCTCTCTGACGCATTTGTGCATTTGTAAATCCTAATGATACTTTGTGTTTTCCTGTTTTTTTACTTGTTAAACTACCTAACATTCTACCAGTATAAAATAAATCTACTTTAATTGATTTACCCTCTCTATTTAGTTTTTTTAAATAACCATCAGAATAAGGTGCAAATAAACTATCTCTAAAATTAATACCTTTTTTAGTTTTAGTTCTAATAATATCTATTAATTGGAATCCTGCTTGTTTTATACCTTTGTCAATTATTCTAGGTAATACAGATTGAAACTTTTTTAATTTTTTAGATACTTGTTTTGAATTAGATTTAACCTTTAAATCAACAGCCATTATCTATTCAATCGTCTATATCCATGTAAAGGTTCTCTTTCATTTGATACGATTGACCCATCTGCTGTTGAATCATACTCTACACCATCTTCTAGTATTGATCTAAATTCTCTATTATATTCTGACATATAATATTCTCCCATTCTTTCAAATCTATCTTTTTCTGTCTCAGGTCTAAACTTTGTTAGTGCTGGTAAATAGAATCTGCCAAGAAATAAATATACACCAGCTCTTTCAAACTGATCTAAATTAACTTTTGTGTTTTCCATCTCAACAGTATTTAAAACTGTAATATCTGTATAAACATTTGTTTTGTAAGTTGGAAACCACTCTATTCTTAATTGTCTTAAAATATCATTTGTAGTTTGTGCTAGAAAATTAGTTGTTTCTGTAGCGGTTGTAGATATACCAAAATCAAAAGCATCAGGTTGATACTTTAAAACATCTGAAGTTGTTATTACATTTGCTCCTGTAAAATTAGCCATGACACTTACCTATGAACCAATCTACTAACTTCTTAATCTTTTTTCTTAGTTTTTTTAACATTCTTTTTTCTCTTTGGTTTTAATTGCACAACCTTATCAGTAATGTCTTTTAAAGTCGCCTTTTTAATTTCTTTTTTCACTTCATCAAGAGGAACAAAACCTCTCATTTCAAAATGTTTTACATTTGCTTCAAATTGAATTTTTGATCTTACAATGGTTTTTTTTCCATTAGTTAGTTTTATCATTTCTTCCATAAATTCTCCTATTAAGTATCAGGGCAATTTCTTGCCCTGATAAACTTATTATTATGCGTCTTGTATTGATGAGTCTGCTTCAACTTCACAACCATAAGAGTCATGTAATTCGCCAACTCCATAAACTGCTGTTGCAACAATTTCATCTGCTCTAAGAGAAGCATCTCTTTGAGTTTCGATTTTTAAATCTTGCATCATAGCTAGACCTAATGCGTCTGAATGGAATACTGCACCTTTGTAATCTCCAGTTGTTCCTGGATTATTACCAGATGAGTCTGCCATATTTGACGTTTCATAAACACTAACACCAGCTATTTGACCAGCAAAACCAGTTCTCAATGCTTCATTACCAACACCTGCATTTGGGTTAGCAAAAGTGTTTGATAAACCAGATTTTAAATCAAAAGCTATATTTGGGTGTAATATACAAGCAAGATTATCACTTGGTACACCAGTTGCTCTTAATTTAGCGACTGCATTAAAGATCAATCCTGCTGACATAACTGTTGTAGCTGAACCAACTGTGTTTGAAAAACCACCGAATAGTGCAGTTAAGTCTGTGTCTATTTTTTTTGCAATTGACTCACCAAATAATCTACCAATATCTGCCGCTACATTTCTTGGAGCTGCATTTCTTCCTAGATCAGTTAGAGTTGTCATAATTCCATTCTCAGAACAAGTAATTGTTACTGAAGATGGGTTGATTGCTGTGTTAGATAAATCAGATGCTTCCGATACTGCTGCTGCACTTACTGCTGCATAGATTGGAACTTCTACTGATTTTCCGCCACCTGTTACTGCATAGTTTCTTACAAGTGGTCTCATAATTGATCTTTCACTTGCTACGAACAATGCTTCTGCCACTATCTCTGTGTATAGTTCCGATAGTGTAGAACTTGTGCTTTCGTTTGCCATTGTATTTGTCCTTTATTATTTATTGTTTAAGTTTATCTGAACAGGAGCAGAATCTCTTTTTTTGCGATACTCAGCATATTTTTGACGATCCTCTGCCTTGCTCATATCTAAGTCCTGAATATTAAATGGTTTTACAGTTTTACCCTCGATGCTACTGGTTGATCCTGTCCCAGCTAAAGACCCTTTTCGGAAATGTGGGTTCGCATCTAAAAACTCTTTTACACGATCTTCAATTGTAAGTAGTTCTCCCTTTGGGTTGTATCTTATGTTTTTATTATTATCAAGTATTTCTATTCGACCATCATCATTATAATTTACTTCGTTTTTTATTAATGACACTACTTGATCTGGTGCAATAGCATTATTCTTTGATGCTAAAGATAAGATAGAACTATCTACATTTATTGTTTTAACTTTACCTTTCCAATCAGCTAACTCTTTATCCTTTTCAGCTATTCTAGCTTTCATAAGATTTTCTAAGTCTGCTTTGGTTTTAGCTTCTTGTATTTGCTTTTCTTTGACAAGTTCTTCTTCTTGCTTTTTAGCTTCGTCTAACATTCTTTGATGTTTAGACTTCTCAGCTTCTAATCTTTGCTTAACAATTCTATCTACATCTTCTTGATTAAATGTTGGTGTTGGTTTCTCGTCAGTTTGAGTTTGTTTAACTTCAGCTTCCTGAACATCATTTTTCGGTTGATTAACCTGTTTGTCATCTGACATTGTTTCTCCTATTTGTTTATATTATTAGTTCGCCTTTTTTGTTATACCAATCAGGATTGACATAACTAAATTGATGTCTGCAATTATATCCACCTCTAACTACAAGCGGATTGCCTGATTTCTTTCCTGACCATGATCTGCTAGTCCATAATCGCTTGACTTCATCAATTGTAAAAAGTCCACCACTTCTTTTGTTATATACACCATTTATTAAATTTCTGCAAAAATCTCTA